ATGACGGATCGAGCGTAACTAGCGAGCATTGCTTTGGTTTGTTTGCTCATTTGTGGTTCTCCGTGTGGTGGTCGATTTTTTGTTCTATTCGGCCCAACGCTTCGTGTACCCGTCCGTGATCTTGACGGTTTTCTTTTTGGCCCCGATAAATGAGCGCAACGAGTAGAGAGAAACAGCCACCGACCACAGCCACCACAATCTCAACAGCCATCGGGTCACGTCAGTTCAATTGGGTCGAGCGTTGATGGCGGAATGAAATCTTTAGTTTTGTCGTCGTAGGTGTATCCAATCCCTGCATAAGTTTTGCCCGAAATGTTGAAAAACGTTTCAATCCATGTGCCAGGGTACCGCTCAGGGTTTTCGGCCATAAATTCGGCTGTTACTACATGCACTTGTAAAACGACGTTGTTTTCGTCGATTTGTGCGAAATATTGTGCGTCGCTCATGCTTTGAACCTCACGTACACGACGCCGCTGCCGCCTGCGCCGCCTGCACCATTTTGCCCACCACCACCGCCGCCGCCTGTGTTTGCAGTTCCTGCAGTTCCGCTTGTTCCTGCTGTACCACCGCCGCCAGTTCCGCCCGCGGCATTGCCGCCGCTGCCGGATCCGCCACCGCCACCAGCCCTAAATGTTGTTCCAGCGCTTTGACCTAAAAACGTTGAGACGTCCAATCCTGCACCGCCTGCGCCGCCCGTGTTCGAATTTGTGTTGGTGCCAACAGCGCCACCGCCACCGCCGCCACCTGCACCGCTTCCACCAACAACAGCGCCATTACCTCCAGCGAAACCTTGTGCGACAGCAATTACTGCAGCTCCTGTGTTGAAACCTGTGGCTCCGCCGCCACCACCACCGCCGCCGCCGCCACTTCCGCCTTTATGCGGCGCTCCACCGAAATAACCGCCGCCGCCACCGCCAGCAGATTGAATGAAAGTGCCTACTTGTGATCCTGAGCCAGTTCGACCAGATGTGTTTCCGGCTGCTCCTCCAGCACCAACCGTGATTGCGGCATTAGCAGTCAAATAAATTGTTGATTGCACAATTCCACCACCGCCACCGCCGCCACCTGACTGATCTCCACCAGTACCACTTCCGCCAGCACCACCACCAGCTACAAGCAATACGTCAAAAAGCCCGGATTTAGTAACGGTCAGCGTTGCATCGGTAGTGAAAGTCAAAAGCGTGTAATTCTGTCCGCTGACGGTAATTGACGAGCTCGAGCCGCCGGTCGCGGTTCCGTAACCTATGCCACCGTAAGGAAAAAATATGGAGGCCGACGCCGACGTGAAATAAAGTGTGCCGCCTCCCCATTGCGCCAAAGCAAGTGATCCTGATGTTGTGACGGTTGCGGTGCCTGCGGTGACGGTGCAGGTGCCTGTTCCAATGTTGATGATCTGCAACGTGTCACCAGCTGCAAACAACGACGTGTTGACGGTGACGGTTGTCGCCGATGCGCTGTTCATTACGATGCGGGTGCCTTTATCGGCAGCTACAAGAACGTATGACGCGGTTTTGGTTGAGACCGTCCAGTTGTAATCGTTCGCTTGCAACGTATCCATTTGGGCGGCGGTCAATACTTGCCCGGCGGTGAAATCTTGAATGGCCATAGGTTCTCCTATCCTAAGACATTGAGGGCGTCAAGTACGCCATATGTGGGGTCGTCCAATATGAGTTGATAGACGATTGTGGTGGGCGCGGTGTAAAGGTTGACGCGGTGCCCGGTATTGAAGTCAATCAGATGCTCAATGCCTTCGATTGACAGCTCTTGGCCAAGGCTGGTCGTGCCGGTGCCTGTCGGAAACGTTTTTTCAATGGTGATCGTGTCACCAATGTCGATCGTGGCCACCGTGTCGCGTTGAGCGGTGGTCAGCATGGCGAATTTGGTTGCGACGTCGGTGTACCTGGCTTCGGGTTCGCCATTGAGCAAATAGGTGGCTGCGGCCGAGAGCTGTGATCCGCTGGTCTCGAGCAGGCTGTTGGTGATGCTTTCGGTCTGAATGAAGTAGGTGGCGATCGAGGCGGTGTCGCTAGCGGTGGCGTTTGACCCACCGAGGTTCTGTATGTAGGCACGGTTGACCACGCTGTCAGCCTCAAATGTGATGCCCACGTTGTCGAACTTTACGCCTGAGCCGTTGTCTTTGAAGTCGGCTACCGATCCGCTGAGGGTTGCACCGATGCGGTTTTGGAATGTCAGTACCCCGTCACGCGATACGAACAGGCGGCCGAATTCTGCGGTGCCGTTGATTTGGTTGAGGTAGGCCAGCACGTTTGTGCCTGCGGGGACGGTGTAGGCGGTGTCGTGACCCAGGTTGACGGTGCCTGTGGAGATGTTGCGGGCGGTCGGCCCGGTTGGGTAATCGACTTCAGGCAGGTCTAAAACGCTTTCAATACGTTCGCCTGATGTTTCAACATCGACGTTGTAGGCATCCATGTAGGTCTGTGCCAGCAGATAAAAGTCGTCGGCGCAATACACGCTGACCGTGTTCAAGCCGCCTAGCGCAAAGTTGTAGTCGTAATTGACCACATAGCCTTTGAACAGGTATTCAAGGACGTTGCTGGCGTTGTAGCGGCCAAGGCGCACACGGCGCATAGGTGCAAGGCCAGGCACGTTTTGGTTGGCGTCATAAAATGGGCTAGAGGTATCGAACGGATTGAAGATCCCAGCGGCCAAGGTGTCGTTCAGCGTAAACGTCATTGTGCCTGCGCTGAACTGGTCGCCCTGATCTTTGCGGCCTCGACGTACCGAAATGTTTAGAGTGCCGTCGGTGACGTCAGCGAACTGGGTCGTGCCATCCAAAACGTAGGTCGTATTGTCTAAGACGCCTTTGGCGCTGTCGTCCAGCGTGAATGCGTCAATGGTAAAACCTGCGTCGATCTCGAGCAGGTAGTTGCCTGATTGGACGATTGCTGTGCCGGGCATCAGACGTACCCGCTGACCTCAATGCGCGCCGGCCCAGCTGATCGGTTGTAAGCGCGGATGCTGTCTACGACGGCCTGCCCGATTTCGGCGCTGGTCGCCAATCCGCCGTTGACGTTCACGGTGATGTTTTCCAGCATGGCGTTGCGGGCGCTTGATGTGAACGGGTTGCTGGCGATGCCTGCCCCCAACATATTTGGGGCTTCCATGACTTGCCGTACGGACGCGCCACCACCGCCCCCACCGCCCCCTGTAGGCACGCTAGGAGCCGTTACAACGACCGATCCGCCCCCGGATGACGGAATAGGCACTCCAAGGTTTTTGTCGCCTGTGTAGCCGCTTGTGGCGTTGCTGAGGCCAGGCAGGTCGCCGACTTTGATGTATCCAATGCTGTTCAGGTAGGGCACTTCGGGTATGTCGACGCCTGGTATGACGTTCATGGCTTTGATGACCAGGTTGATGCCTTGGATGACGCTGTTGACCATTGCGTTGACTGAGTTGGCCACCAAGATGACGGTGTTGGCGATTGCGGCGCCGAATTGCTTGAACGGTTGCAGGAATTCGGCGATGGCGCGTGGGCCTTCGCGGTACAGCTCGTACAGCGCCCCAATGGTCACGGTGACAATGGCTAGCGATGCGCTGAGTGCAGCGACTGAGCCTTGCGTTGCGTAAAACGATCCTGTGAGCGCAAGGTTGGCAAATTTGGTTGCAACAGTCAGGGCGTTGTATGCCGACAATGCGCCGTTAGCAACAACTACAGCTGCGGACAAGCCGGCAACAGCCAATGCCAATTTGACGATAAGCCCGCTGTTTTCCTCGACCCATGACGCCATGCGGGTGATGATCGGAATGAGTTCTTCAAGCACCGGAAGCAGGGCGCTGCCAATGGCTTCTGTGGCTTCTGCCCAGGCAATGTTGAGTTTGGCCATGCCGCCTTCAGCGGTTTCGGTAAACGCTTGGTTAGCGCCGCCGAATGTGCCGCCAAGCACGTTGATGATCGTGTCGAGGTCGGCGCCCTCTTTGATGAGGTTTGCCATTTCGGGTGTGAGCGATCGCAGCGCTTTGTAGTTGCCTTCGTAGGCTTTTGCGAGCGCGTCAGCGACGGTGGTGGCGTCTTGCCCGGTTGCTCGGCTGATGTCAAGCACCAGCGACATTTGCTTTTGCGCCTCAGTAATGTCTTTCGTGCCTCGAACTAGCGCGGCAAACGCCGGGCGCAACACGTCATCAGCGACTGCGCCCTGTTTTGACATGACGCTTATCGCTTTTTCGACTTCTTTGATTTGGTCTTGTGTTGCCCCAGTCGAATTGACAAGCTGCACCTCTAACGCTTTTTGGGCGGCCTGATCCTCGGCGGCGGCTTTTGTGGCCATGCCCAGCCCCGCGGCCAACGCCCCGGCAGCTGCGGCGGCAGGCAACATCGCCTTTTTGAGAGCAAATGCCGATTTGGCGCCCGCGCCTTCAAGGTTCTGAAATTCGGCAACGGCTTTGTTGATGCCTTTGCCGTCAAACTCAGAGACAATGGGTATGACTACGGCCATGATCTATTTTCCCACTTTTGTGGCGTCGATGCGGTCAATTCCCTGTTGTACGCCTTTTTGTACATCGTTGACAAGTTCCTGCATACGTTGCAGTACGTCCTGCTGATTAGCTCCCCAGGCCTTCCACATGACGCGGCTGGTGCTACCAAATTTGTTGGTGAGGTTGCGACCCATTACACCGTTTTCGGCGAAGTCAAATAAGGCAGCTGCCGGGTCATCCCAACGGATCACGAACGTGCCAACGTTGACAA